GTTGAAGTAACTAAGGATTTAACCTATAAGTCAATGTTTGACTACTCTACACTTAATAAACCTAGATTGTTTCAAGGCAAGTGGGCAAAAGTAGTTATGCAATTTAAACAGTTCTCTCAGCAAATGTCCTACATGCTAGTACGTAGCGGTATTGAGGGCTTCCATAATACATTTAATTACGACAAGCTAATTCAAAAAGAACAGCAATTAAATGGTGGGCAGCTTCCTGAGCTAGAAGATGTGCGTATACAGATTAATGCAACGCAACGATTAAATGGAGAGCCTGAGTACAAAGGCCCTGCTTTAGAAGCGCAAGTTAAAAAGTATTACGCTGATGTGCGTTCAGAAGGACAGAAGCGGCTATTTGGCACTCTCGGTATGACCTTTGCGTTTGCTGGTACTACGGGTTTACCTGGATGGTGGGCGTTAGGAAAACTAATTGAAGGTATGCACGCTGTCTTCGGTGACGAGGATGAAGCCGATAAGCCGTTTGATTTTAATAATTGGTATAAAAATTGGTTATCAGAAAACATGGGCAACTTCTGGGGTGATTCCATTTCTCGTGGGGTTATGACTCAAGTATCCGGTGCTAACTTAGCAGACCGTATGGGGCTAAATGATTTGTGGTTCCGTGATGCACGCAATAGTCCTGATGAAGTTGCGGCTGTGCAAGCGTTTATTGTTAGTTTAATGGGTCCTTCTGTAGGTATAGGTATCAGTGCAGTTGAAGCTTTAAAGCAAATGCGTGAAGGGCATCTTGAACGAGGAATAGAAACATTATCTCCAGCAATATTAAAAAATTTACTTAAGGCTGGTCGGTTCTCAGAAACTTTTGGTGATGGTCGAGCAACTACATTAAAAGGTGATGTGCTTATTGATGACTTTGGTGTAGGAGAAATTGCCGCACAAGCAATAGGTTTTGGTCCGGAAAGATTAGCGCAGAAACAAAAAGCTAATATAGAAATGAAAACTGCTGAACAAGAAATATTAAATAGGCGTGCGGCGTTACTTAATGCTTACTTTATGGGTGTAGATAATTCGGATACAGATTTAATGATAGCAGCACTTGAGAAAATTGGAGTATTTAATACATCAAACCCTGGCCGTAGAATAAAACCTGAAAACATTAAAGACTCTGTACTAACTCGTTATAGACAGCGTGCTCTTGCACAAACAACAGGTGGTATGAACATTGATAAAAAATTAATTGGTCAGCTAGGTGGTATGTCTGCATACGGCGACGAATAAAAAAACCCCACCGTGGTGGGGTATGAATTAATACTTGAAGGAAAAGTAACTGAAACAATGTAGTTACAGCTGTATGATACTACTTAATCCGCCAAACTCGCAACCCCTGCACACCCTTTTCAACAACAATTTGTGTTTTTATGTGGAATTTAAGTCGTTTTGTTGCTCTTTCTACTTGTTCCAAAGCTATATTAGGGTCTAAGCACGGTATAAAGAACGAAGACCCCACTATAAAATTTCTCCAATTAACGTTAAAGTCAATCCCGTATATCAGCATTTGTGATTGCTTTAGCCGCTTCTATATAAGTTTCTGTATCAATAAAGCTAGTTGAGTCTGTCTTAAACACAAACACATCTACAGGTGGGGATACAATCTTTGTGCCCTTAGTAATGCGTTTCTTTATAGGCCCTAGATAAACTCCATCTGCCGTCAACCCCTTTAAAATTTCCTTTAAAGTAATCTGTTGCTTAGTACAGTACGCTCTAAGTTGTTTAGCGTTTATAAATAACCGCTTAGTGTCGGGTTCAATCCTAATGTATAAGTCATTAAACTTAGGCTCTACAATAGGCAGTTGCTCCATACCAGACCTAGAGTCGGTGTTCCCATTAATAACTAGAGTAGCCGCACGGTGCTCGTTCATAAACTCACCAATAACGCTAGACTGTTCTTGCGACGGGGGTTTAACTTCGTTACGCATAACTTTAAGCTCAGCTAAAATCCAGTCATAAACCCGCTTAACATTAAAGTCAATGATGCCTAAGTCTTTGGCTATTAGTGCGCCAGCTATGTTACAAGCCACCACACCTGACCAAAACCGCTCACGGCTAGTAAACCCCACGTCGGTATCAATGCGTTGTTGAATTTGCTTAACTAAATCAATAGCAGATTCTAAGTTACCAACTAGATACTTGGAGTATTCCAACCCTGCGTGTCCGTAGTTGCTATACAGCTTATCAAATATTTCGTCGGCTTCTTTCTTCGACAAATGGTTAGTCATCTCAATACGGTACTCAATCAACCGCATAAACTCCCCGTCAGGCGTAGACTTCAAAGCCGACAGCTTATCGTAGAAGGATGCGTTAGAACTACATAAGGCTATTGTTGACCACTTAGTGAAGTTAACCCGCTCAGCGTTCTCGTGCTGTTTCATACGGTTCTTACCCCGTCCTTGAGACATGCTGTATACCAAGTCAGAGAAGTCTTCGCCAGTAAGTTTAGTTACCTCATCAATAGTTGCTGGCAAATTGTTAAGGATGCCGAGCCTATGAATAATAGTGTTCTGCGTATCTTTCCATTGCATCATCAATTCTTCGGGATGCCCCCATACACTGTTGCACATTTTTAAAATTGTGGATTTACCTGTGCCTGATGTATTGTTAATCAGATTAATAATTGCACCTTTAAGGTTTAGATGCTTAAGTAGTGGAGCCCCAAACGCTGTAAAGAAACCAAAAGCGTGAGGTTCAAACCGTTCCTTATCGTATACTTTAGCTACAGACTTCCACTCGTCGTAATCTCCTGTCGGCTTTAGCCATTCTGCTAGGCTACCTGTTGATGTTGATGGGGGGCTATATGTTACTCCTGTAGCCGATACTTCTTGTTCCCCTAGAATAAATTTATCGTTTTCTTCGACCCAACCAAACTGTGTTCGCATAATCTCTACCTTATCTCTATGTTGACTTTCTTTAATGAACGTAATCACGTACTGCATAATACTTGCCATCTGATGTTTAGGTGCGGCGACACCATACCACGCTAATTTATCTCGTAACTTTTCGTAGGTTAAAGCGTCAGTCTGTGGCATAGCAAACTCACGCATACCATCTTTGGGTAGATGTAACCTAATCCATACTGTATCACCTTTCACAGGGTCATATAGCCGTTTAACAATATATAAGTCGTGCTCATAAATATTAATTGAGTCCTCGTTACCTTCTTTGTCTTTAGTCTTTAAATAGACTCCTCCTTTTTTACCTCTGAAATACGGGAATGGGTACAAAGGAACTGTGACTGTTTCCGTCCTACTATCCTCCGTCTTAATAACGAGTTGATTTTCTTCCGCACTAGCAATTTCAGATCCAAGCTGAATAGGCGATGTAATTTTATTTCTGTTAGGACATGTCGCACATTCTTTTGGACTAAGTTTCTCAAATGTCTGACAGGTGTACGGCCCCTTAGTCGCATTTGCTTTCTTCTCGGTTTCGACGGGATTGTATTGCGGATGATTTGATGATATTTTATGAACCGCTTCATCTGCATCTACACAGTGTGCGGCAATTGATAATCCTGCTCTCCATAGTGGCTCCTCTATATCTTCTTGGTTAAGTACAATACGTTCTAGCTGTGCACAACCTTTACCATTCAAAGTTTTAAGCATTATAGTTTTAAACCTACTCTGCTTATTGCCCATCAAGGCACGAGTCATTTCGTTTAGTTGCCTAGGTATATAATCCGGTGCAACTAAAACACCTAGTATCTTTTTTATTTCTCCGTGGTCTATCTCGTCACATATTGCCAATAACTCAACAGGAAACGGCGGGTTTGACTTGTGATTCCAAGTCTCAGGAACTCTTAGAATAGATGCACTATCCGCAGTCCTAGATGAATCTGCATGAAACTCAAACTCTTCGCATAAACTTTTTATACGCTCGGCGGTAGGAAGCCACTCTGCTCTAGAGATAGTTGTTGTCAATCTCCAGTAAGCATGTATACCTCTACCCGAATTAACTATCGTGGGTAACGGCATGCAAATTTTAGTACAAAATGTTTTAAGTGCTTCTAAACCGTCACTTCTATCTTCATATGGTTTAGTAAGTCCGCAATCAATGTCGATCCAAAAAGATCTAAAGAAACTACTATTCTTCTGTGTTCTCCCATCCGTATTGTTTTTGTATTTGGCGCAAGCAAAGTAGACATCATACAAGTCGCTAACTAAATCATTTATAAGTACCTCAGCTTCTGCTAATGTATCAACAAAAGTTTGTGTGGGATACCCTTCCTGTTTTAATCCGACTATGCAGTAGACACCTTCCCCTTCGGGAGGCAACACCGCCTTAAGCAAATCTGTCGTCGCCATATGTCCCTTAAATTAAACTTCCGCATGCGGTAAAAGTTTGTCTAATAGTTTTTTAATTTTTTCAGCTTTATTCTTGTGCGGGACTGACTTGCCGACGAACCATGAATATACAGTCATACGAGATACTTTAAAATATTTCGCAACTTTAGATACAGGAACGTCGGTGTCAATACAAACCCTTCCAAGAAGGACACCAATATTTTTCTTGGTATCTGCTTCTTGGTTGGCTTTAACAAGATGGAAGCTATAGCCCCGTAAACTCATTTGTGTTATGTCCAATCTTTCATAACAGCTTTTAAGTCAGTTTTGGGGGCGGGCTGGGCTTTTTTATCTTCACGCTTCTTTGGCTCAGCTATTTCCTCTTGTTCAACTTCTACTTTTGGTGCGGCTATGGCTTTAGGCTTTGAGTCAGTTTGTGCTACAGTAGTTTCTACTGCACGCTTAGCAATAGGTGTTTCTCCTTGACGCTTAGCAACTTCCCATTCTTCCTTGCTCAAAAACTTAACTGGGCGGAAGTATACTTTAGCAACGTCGCTCTTTTCATCAAAGCGCATTTCGGTTACTAGCGTATTAAGGTTGTATCCTTGTGAGCCAACGTACTTAGCAAACTGTTCAAACGGCATAGTATTTAATTCGCCTTTACCAAATATAGACTTGGATGCTAATTCTAATTGGTATATATCACCACCAACATCATCAGCTAGGACAACTGCTAACTTACGACGATGACGGCATGCACGGCTTTCACCTTGACCAGACCCTTTAATATTCTGTGGGCACTCGACGCAGTTGTGGTGTTGTGCTTCTTTAGCAGACGCATCAGGTGTCACACCGTCGTTAGACCAGCAGTCAGGTGCAGTAGCTTCTTCGCTTGCGTTATATGCTTTGGCGTAGAACTGCCGAGATATATGCTTAGCCGCATTAACAATAACGATATTCATTTCCTCGTTCTTGCTAGTAACAATTTCTTCGCCATTAACAACCATGCGGAACTTACTACCACGCAAAGAAATACGCTTGCTACTACCACCATTACCAGCTAGGGCTTTAGTTACAGCATCAAGTTCTACGTCCTTTAAATACTCGGGTAGGTTTTGATTAAACAAAGTCATTTCACTCATTTACTTCTCCTTACAGTTATATGATATGCGTTATCCACGTTTAGACCGGGTGGTAACATGTCCGGGTTTTCTGCTAAGAACTGCTTTATGTTTGTTTGATGTATGCGCCGTTCTAAAACTTCGGGCACATTATGTTCAAACATCCAATCGTAAAAACGCTCCCAATCATTAGTCCAATACTTAGACTTAACTGAGCGGATAGCAGTACCGAATTTAGTCTTAATACTATCGGCACCTGTATCTTTACAGATTTCTAAAAGATGTTGATTGATTACGCTTAATTGCTCATTAAACTCAGCCTCTTGGTCTTCCCAAGTACGCTTAGCTTCATCTCGTGCATCCCTAATTTTAATAAAAACGGAGACGAGTTTCTCGACGTTCATGTCGTCAGTTGGTTCCATACTTTCCCTTTCAAATATAAACGAATCTTTGTTCGTTGAATACCATTGTACTACAACTATTTACACTGTCAAGTGTTTTCTTCAATTTCTTTTTGATATAAATCAATTATTTTTGTATGGACATCTAGCTTATTTTGCAACATACCATACATCCTTGTCTCTACGGGAGAACCCTTAATATGTACTACAGTCATAGCGTTCTTCTGTCCTTGCCTGTCTATACGAGCATTAGCTTGTAGGTAAGTTTCAATAGACGTT